AGAGCGGGAACTTATCATCGACAACTGGGATAAGGTGCGACAATGTCTTGACGGGTTTGATATCGAGGATTACACGGTTAACCTCTATGACCGTCGGTGGTTTAAATTTTTCAGTTTAAAGACCGTGAAAACTTACGACCACAAAGCAATGTGGGAGCATATCAATGAGGTATCTAGTTATTTGCGGATCAACACCGGATATGGCAGTCCACATTTACAGCTCACCGATGCGGGTTATGCCCTGGAATATTTGGCTGGGACATGCAGATACAGTAATTTCGTGGAGCTGTCATATAATAACCATATACAAACATTGTGTAATCTTTTAGTATTTAGAATGATACCGGCGGTATATTTGGTGGGTAATGATGAAAGTCGGTGATAAAGTTATAATCAACGGCGAAGAATACCCAATAAAGCATGGTCCTTGGAAGTACGAACAAGGGCATACCGTAAGAAGTGGGTATGGATTATTCGTTGATTTCCTGCTACCATGGGAAGTGGGTACTTCATCCGAATGGTTGTGGAAATACCGTTGCGGTATTGACCAACTGCAAAATTTTGGCTTCAAAATCGAAGAAGTCATAGAATCATTTCATGACGAACTTTCACCACACAAGGATTAATATGAAAACCACACGATATTTCGTCAAGCAAGGCTCGAATGTTCATCTCGTTAAGATGAACCCGGAGGTCTCGTCGACGACGCTGACCCCTAAAGTATACTCCGTAAACTTCAGCGAAATGGCTGGGTTCTTTCTGACCGAACTGAAAGACCGATATGATCTGGAAGGAAAGATATACGGGGATACTAACCGCAGATCAGACAAGATTGTCAAGACGTTTTCTCACGGTAAATCTTCGTTGGGTGTACTATTGACCGGTAACAAAGGTTCTGGAAAAACCATGCTGACCCAGGTGATCGCCAACAAGATCATCGACGAAAATAGACTCCCAATCATCACAGTCTCCCAGCCATATAAAGGGGACGACTTCAACCGGTTCATCAACGACATTGGAGAATGTGTCGTTGTTTTTGATGAATTTGGTAAAATGTATGATCGAGATGATGATCAGGATTATTTGCTGACGTTCATGGATGGGTCCATGTCGCAGAAGCGACTCATTCTACTGACTGAAAATGACAAGTACATGATCAGCAGCTACATGATGAATCGGCCTGGCCGCATCCTGTACCACTTCGAATACAGTCGGCTACAAAGTCAAGTTGTTCGAGAGCTGTGTATGGACTCTGGCCTGGCAGAAGAAACTGCCGAAGAAATAATTCAGTCAACCTCGACGGTAAACGAACTGAATATGGATATCGTGAAAGCGATAATTGCTGAGGTCAAACTCCATACTGACGAACAGGTTGCCGGTATTGTGGATGATATGAATATCCAGAATAAAGCGACGCGGGAATTCTACAAGGTCATTAAGTTGGTTGAAGCTGATGGTACCGAACACGATCGGCAAGAACTGGAAGAACCAAATTTACGCAACACCTTGAATTTTCCGGACACGATCGTCGATGATAGCTTCGCAATCACTTACTACACCAACAATGATAATGATGATAATGCTTTTGATGATAATGATTGTGTCCCAGCAACATTATCTAGTTCAATAGACGATGGGGTTACCGTTACTGTATCTGACAACAGGCACATCAAGAAGAAGAAGAAGAAACATATCGGGTTCTCTTTCGAATCGCATTTCCATAGTTCCGACGGGACGGTGTTCATTTTAGAACACAGTAGTATGGGCGGAATTCAATTATATCTGAAGCGGGAGATAAATTATGAAAGATTCATTCCAGGACCATTCTAAACCAGGCTGGGTACGCAACGAGGATGGGAGTGTGGAGGTAATCCCATTTCCAATTGGTGAGGATTCCTCGACAGTTCCGATTGAATGGGATCCGGGCATGTTGGAGGAGCTAGGTATTGACATGGATACCGATGAAGGCATGGATAGGTTGACTGATTTACTCGGCAAGGCCATACTTCGTGGTATAGGTGCTCACGAGCAGGCCAAACAGTCATATGAGGACTATGCAAGTAGCTATGAGTGCGAAGGGGATGAGTGGGAGGATCTTGGGCGCGACGAAATCTATATCGCCGGATATGTCAACGGTAAAATGGCTCCCTGAACACGTAGGGATTCTCATTGACGCGGCATCTCACATCCGCTATCCTAAATAATGTCTCACCACCTCATCACCCAAAGCCGCACTTTTAGTGCGGCTTTTTTAGCCCCATCATAAAACCGGAGAATCTATGATCAAGACCATTATAAAACGAGATAAGAGAGAAGAAGACTTTTCCCCGGCAAAAGTAAACGCCTGGGGAGAATGGGCCAGTAAGACGCTTGGGAGCTACGTAGACTGGTCGACTGTAGTACTTGAGACCGTAGGCACCTGTCCAGAGAAAATGTCGTCAGAAGCTCTACAAGAGCGTTTAATCAAGACATGCTTAGACTACAATACCTGGTCTTATAACCGAATGGCTGGGAGATTGTATGCCGCACTCATATACAAAAAGCTATATGAAGGTAAACTGCCTACTGTAAAAGAACTGCAAACCGAACTGGTAAGCCGTGGGTATATGGTAGATCTGGGGTACACCGACGAAGAATACGCCCAGGTAGAGAAGATCATCAACCACAAGAAAGACTTCAAAGCCGCACATTTCGAATTGGATCAGGTGCTTAAGAAATATTCGATCCAAAATCGGGTCAAAAAAGAAAGATTCGAATCGCAACAGTTCGTATTCATGAGAATGGCCATGACCCTGGCTTCTTTATCCACCCCCGCAAACAAAATGATTGACCTAGAAAATTGGTACCAACTTCTAAGTGACAAACAAGTTAATGCACCTACCCCAAATTTCGTTAACTTGGGGACGCCATTGCGCTCGTATGTAAGTTGTTGCTTGTATACCGTGGGCGACAATGCCGAATCACTGGCTGTTGGCGATCATATTGCCTACACGATGACCTATAAGAGTGCCGGTATCGGATCTCATCTCGCCACTCGATCATTAGGTGATCCCGTGCGGGGCGGGATGATAAGCCATCAAGGCAAACTCCCATATTATCGGTCTCTTGTGGGGGCCGTTAAGGCGAACATGCAGCAAGGACGCGGGGGTGCATGTACCACCCACTACAACATATTTGATCCACAGATAGAGGATTTGTTGTCATTGAAGAATCCGATGACGACTGAAGATAAGCGAATACGAGGGATGGATTACAGTTGCGGTGTTAACAAGTTCTTCGCCAAAAAAGTAGCTAAGGATGAAGAAATTTTTCTGTTCAATGCGTATACGGCTCCAGATTTGTACGCTGCGTTGTACGGTAAAGACCCCAACGAGTTCGAACGGCTCTATGAACAATACGAGAACCGGGCATCATTCAAGAAATCCAGAGTGAGTGCTCGCTACCTGGCAAAAGAGATGTTAAACCAGGGGTTTGAAACTGGTAGGATGTATATCCATTGGATGGATGAGATGAACCGGCACACCCCATTTAATGAGCCGATATACAGCTCAAACTTGTGCCAAGAAATAAGTCTGGCAACCCAGCCATATTACAGCATGATGGATCTGTATTCTGCCGAAGATCATGGGCGAGGCGAGATTGCATTGTGTACGCTGGCCGGTATGAATGTCGATAACATCGATGATGACAAGACATACGAAACGGCAGCCTATTATGCCTTACTGATGATCGATCGATGTATCCACCTGGCAGAATATGCATTTCCTCACTTGGAGATGACTGCAAAATCCAGATTGAATGCCGGTGTGGGTGTTATTGGGTTAGCTCACTTCATGGCAAAGAATAAGGTCAAATATTCTTCCCAGGAAGGCAAGCAGTTGATGCACGAACTAGCAGAACGGCATTACTATTTCTTGCTCAAGGCGTCACTCAAGTTAGGTAAGGAACTAGGGAATGCTCCCTGGATGCATAAGACCAAGTGGGCGGATGGTTGGTTGCCAATCGACACACACAACCGCAAGGTTGATACTATCGTCGATTCAGAACTGAAGTACGATTGGGAGACCTTGCGTGAAGAGGTAAAAGCCAATGGTGGTATCCGTAATACTGTGCTGGCTGCTCATATGCCCAGCGAATCATCCAGTAAAGCATCTGGAACAACCAACGGACTTTATCCGGTTCGTGATTTATCGCTTAAGAAAGGCGACGACGATAACATGATCTATTGGGCTGCTCCGGAAGGAGAGAAATTGAGCCGTTGGTATGAGTTGTCGTGGGATGTTCCTACTTTTGATATGATCGATACTTATGCGATATTTCAAAAGTTTACTGACCAAGGGATCAGTGGAGATGAATTCCGTCGGATCCTGGGGGATGAAAGGGTAGGGAGTAAAGAGATGATCACCAACTTCCTATACATGACAAAGATGGGGATGAAAACCCGGTACTACGTCAACACAAAAACAACAGACGGTACGTCGTTAGATACTGAAGATGAACCGGGATGCGATGGAGGATTCTGTACATTATGATCAATAAAAAAGTGTTCAACACAGAGAAAAATGACTACGAAACTCCTTCACTATTCTTAGGGGAGGATGTGGGTTTATTCGATACTGTCAATAAGCGGTACCCGGACATCTGGAAGATTTACAAGACGGTCAAATCGCTGGACTGGGATGAATCGGAGTTCGACTATTCATCCGTAGCCAGAGACTTCAAGACTTGCGATCCATCCACGTATGAAATGATGATAAAGACCCTGGCATGGCAGTGGGAGGCCGACTCTGCTGCATCTCGCATATCACCCATCATAGGGCCAATGGTAACATCCAGTGAACTCTGGGCGGCGTGGTCGAGAATCACAGAGCAGGAGTGCTTACACAGTGCGACGTATTCTGAAATTGTGAGGAACAGTTTCAGCAACCCGAAAGTTATCATCGACGAGATTCTATCGGTTAAGCAATCACTCGATCGGATGGATGTTGTTTCTCAGGTAATGGCCGGTGCCCACAAAGCATCACACGAATATGCTCTGGGGTTACGGGAAAACAACCAGGAAACTTACGACCATGCGTTTATGTTCACAGTTGCTATGCTGTGCCTGGAACGCATTCAGTTTATGGCGAGCTTTGCGGTTACCTTCTGCATTTGCGATACGGGACTGTTTCAGCCAATAGGTAAAGCCGTCCAGAAGATTGCCCAAGATGAACTGGAGACTCACGTTGAGTTGGATAAAGCGGTACTGCGAAATGAAATGAAAACACCTAGAGGCAAGCTGGCGTTCGAACGAAACCGTGAAGTCATTCAAAATTTGTTGGATGAGGTGGCTTCTACTGAGATGCGATGGATTAGTTATCTGTTCTCAGAAGGCCGGGAATTGGTCGGCTTAAACGAGGAAGTGCTCGGTAAGTGGATGTTGTTCTGTGCTAAAGACGTGTATCATTTTTTTGGGATGAAGTCCAACGATTATACGTTTCCGAAGACCAACCCATTGAAGTTCATGGAAGGGTGGTTGGATATGAGCAAAACTCAGCCCAGCCCACAAGAGCAAGATATCGGTCAGTACAAGGTGGGTATTATGGTTAATGACGACGAAGGGAGTGACTATGATGTCGATTTTTGATCTGATAAATACTCATCAGGAAGGTACCCAATGAATAGCATCGAAAATCGTCTGAAAGATATGATTACCAAGCCGACTAACACGAAAGAGTCGGCGGCATTCTACGTCAAGTACCTGGGGATGCCGGAGAACGTAGGCAACTTCTTAGGCAGGCAAACTATCGGCTTTACTCCCCCGGCGATAGAATATGATGTGGCAACGCATCATGTTCGTCACAATGCTATTCAAGACACCGGGAGATTATCCAAATCCCCAATCAACCTGACGTTGCGATGTGATGATGTTGGGTATGTTGAAGCAATCATGCTCAATCAGATACTGGTTCAAACTAGAAAAACAGTGTCATCATCCACCGGCAATCGAGGTGAGGGTTTTGATTTACGGATCGAGTACTTTACAGAAACCAAAAAGCTTTCACGGTACGTAGTTTATAGTAACTGTCGTATTCAAACACTTACCTTCCCCCCTTCCAGATTGAATCTGGATGATGTTCCGATGGAACTTGAGGTGACGGCGATCTATGATACGATGAGTTACTATTCGGATATCGGGGATCTGCTGGTTGAAGTTTAACGAAAAATATCTTTTTCGGTTATAACACGAAACCAGATCCCTCGATCCTTCGCGTATTTTTGTGCCGCAGTCCATTTAGCACTGTTAACAACCCAAGCATTCACTTCCTGTTCGTAGACGTCCTGGCGTTTGCGATTAGTTTTCTTGGGTTGAGAACACTGGGCGGATGGCTTTATCTCGATCATCTCTTTCTGAACAGTTCCATCGGCATCGGTATATTCAACATACACATCCACAATGTACCGCGACATGGTTTCTTTGCGGGGATGCATATACGGGACCACAACAACTTCAGCCCCCCATTGAATGACGCCTGGTTTATGATCCAAGTACTTAAACACTTGTAATTCCCATGAAGATAGGTATCGTGGGGATGTATTAGTCCCCATGTAACGATCTTTATTGATTACATCATACTTACCTTGATGGAAATTGCGTTTTTTTGTTTTTGCCATTATACTGATCTCCGGATCTATTTATATGGAGTGTTAAATCTTGGATAATCGTAGTTACAACAGTCACGGATTGGAACAGGCATTAAAGCTCGACGAATTCTGGGTACTCAGCCAGCGATCGTCTATAGTAGCCGCAGCCTCTCTCCTGTTTTTTTCCAAGATAGAGTATATCAGCAAAGGACCAAGGAAAACTTTTGGAGCATCCGTCCAAGCGTCGATGCCTGTTCATGAGTTAGAAATATTGACAGAAATTATAGGCGAGATTGGTCCCGATACACCGCAATACGCCGATCCCGAAACCGTAGAGATCCTTCGAGACATTTTCATACGATGCGAATGGCTATGATGGATTACGATGATGTAAAAAGATCCACAAGCACACAATATTACGTGTTATCGGATAATATACACGGACGTCGGTGCATTATAATATTGGAGTGTGGGGGGTGCATACCTAGATTCCACGAAGAAAATAATGTCTGGGGATGGAATAATGTAACGAGTGACGGGTACCTCGAAGCGGAATATACGGAACCAAGAAACGATATAGCTATAAATGTTATAGACCAGTCCATGGGATTTGAAATAGCTATCGGTGTGATGTATTTTGTAACAAAAGAAAAACTACTGAGGATAATCAAAGAGATTGATGAGTTGAGTATGTTATGAACAATACGACTTGTTATCCAAGAAACGAAATGGTCGAACTCCTTTAGGTGATTACTTCGATGTCGCTCAGAGTACCACTACCATCAATACCAGTCCCCAGTTCTACTTGCTCAATATAGGTGTCAATCACTGACTGCGGATAGCTCAGCATGATGTTCAGTACCAGATTCAAGTTAACGGTGGCAAGGTTACGTCCAGTACCGACCGGATAACTGATGCCACTGCCGATACCAGACAACCTAAGCTTGGCTCGATAGTTGCTGTCGGTGATGTCATTTGACTTCTGAACCGTGATACCGTCGTAGAGTGTCAGTGATATTTGTTCAACCAGCTCCAATAGTTGGGATATTGAGCTGGCATATACTGCCACTTCGTATGAAAGCTCAATAGGTACCCCAACAGTACGATTTAGCTGCTTATGATCACCAAGGTCGTCCCGGAAGGTTAAAGCTTCACTGAAATGCGATGTAGTCATCCTGTCCGGGTTAATGTCCATACTGGTCAACATCAACCCCATCATAGGAACGGTATAGTTGGTGAACTTGTCATCATTGGAGTTGATGGCTGCAACGATACGCTCAGGTGCGCCAAAAGCCACAGAGACTCGCTGGAGACCTCCTTGGTTGTCAGCCCTCACTTGAAACCCGGACATCGCACGGGTAACCTGAAGTGTAAATTTTTCAATTTGATCATCATGATTGTAGTCGTATACGGTTGACATAGTGGGAATTCCTGGTAGTATGACCCCTCTATTTATGGCGAGCTACCCAGAGGAACTTGTATGATTTACGTTGAAATTTTTTATATTATTTTTTGGTCGTTATTAGTCTTACTTACTGCCGGAGGATTATGGGCGTTGATTCGTTATGGTATTGCATTGGGCGCGCCAAGATCAAACAAAATGCATATTGTGGACTTCATCAGGTGCCCGTTCTTTTTTGGGTTCTATGATTGCTTGCTTTTGGATGAGCCAGATATTAAAGTGATCATTAATACAAAGGAGGAACAGGTTTTCTTTTGGGTCAAATATACGAAGTTCACAACCGTGCGTACTTTGGATAGTAAATTTCATATGAATGTGGAGCCAACAGATTCTGAGGCCGATGATTTTTTTGGAAGATCAGAAAATTATAAGACGATCATGCGAAGATTTGGTAATATCTGTTTGGATTATAAGAATGATCGAATAAGGTCCAAGACCCAAGTGAAAAGAAAAAATAAAATTGACGTAACGCATCTTACAAAAGACCTCAAAAACTCTGAACTACTTTAAGGAATATTTATGTTAGAAGCATTATTACTATTGTCAATATTTGGCATCATGATGTCGGCTGGGTATCTTGAGGTGAAGAATGTGATTATGAATAAAAGCGTTTGGCACGAGTGGCCCTCCGCAACCGCACAGCAACATTTCGACCCAGGGTTCTTTGGCTACCATCGTTGGTTGATGAGAACGAATCCGAAATACAAGATAGTCATCAACCGAGCAGAAAGAAAAATAACGATATACACTAAACCGACGTTAACCCAATTGTTCTGGAACAAATTCGATGAGATGGAACCAAGGTCCACCGGTGGAATGATTGATTTGACAGATGAACAGCTTTTAAATAAAATACGACGCGAGATCGACCCCAGGATCGACGACTTGATCAGAATCCATTACCGCAGCAGCAAAAAAAGCTCGAAGATGAAATCAGACATCACTCAAATCTATAAGGACTTAAGGAACCTCGATATGCTATAACGCCTAAATACTTAAATGGAACTTAACGAAGCATACCGACGCAACGCGGGCGACCGTGACTTGGACACCACAAAGATCATTCCTTACTACGGAGTGACGTATGTCTTTGGGTCATTCAATGACAGCGGAGATTTCGAGATCAACAAAAGTCTGGATGACAGACTTGATCGCCCAAGAGGGGTTCTGGCATATCCGGTCAATGATATGGTAGGTCGCAGAATAAAGACCTCAGCCATGTACGTTCGATTGTTCCGATTCAAATACCACCAGGTAGATACGTTGGTGGTTAGTCAGTACAATGAAGCCAAATATAAAGAAGACTATCAGAAGATCCTTTCTTATTACATCAAAGAGCCCGATTTTGTTGCGGTTCTTCAATCCCTACAAGAGGCCGTAAGATCAAAAGAGACGAATGTGTTTGCCCGTATATGGACACTCACCCGCCAAGTGGCCAAGATAGACAGTGAGATTCAGTGGGAGACACTACTCCGGGGTATCCTTGGTTACGCAGCCATATACGATGATAGGGGTGCTGGCGATGTCATCCTCAAGAAGTCCCCCGTGTTGTTGGTACTCAATACGGACGACCTTGATACTGTAGAAGTCATTGAGATTCTCAAGGATAAGCCAGAGCTCAACAGCCACATCGCATCTAAGATCGATCGATTCAACAACCTGTCCAGTATCTCCAATGCAAGACGTCGTATCAAGAAGTAACCCCCTAAATAAAGTCAGAGGTAATGATACATGGTGTGGAGTGTCAAACGTCCTAAAGTTGGCGTCTACGGAAACAAAACGAGAAGTCTACAGAGTAGGCTGGCATATGAGAAAGTCTCCCTAACATGGAAGACTGCTTTTGTGTGGCTGTATCTCGGAAGTAGAGAAAATGCGACCCCTACCACATCCGACGTTCAAGTTACCGCCTTTATGGAAGTCCCAGATAGAGCATACGCATCAACTCCCGTAGAGATCAATATCTGGAATGAAGAAAACCCAGAGCAATCGGTGGACCTTTCCCAGTTCGGTATAATGAATCCGATCGGAGATGAGAAGCTATTCAGAGTCCACGTCAACTCATATGACCAATTAGGAAGAGTGATACGAACCGGCGATGTCATTGAGATGCCATTCTTCTCGCTTGGCGGAAAGAGGGCATTCTGGGAGATTATTGATGTTGATCGTGAACAGGAATACGAGAAGTACTACTCCATTCTAAAAGCAATCCCTCTCGACAACAAGAGAGAGGCTAATGAAATACCAATCAACAGAGACAACGGCGGTATCTTGGGTGCTTACACCGATCAAGTGGACACTGAGGGGGATGATGCAGTTCCGTACAATGGAGTGGATACGGATGATGTTACCGTAGACGATCCCAATACGGATATGACAGACGAATTTGATCCCCGAGATGAAGACACTAAAAAGTCTTTCTTAGATGATCCAACAAAAACATTCTAATCGGTTTAAGGGAGCTCGATGGGTACATGGTCTATCGCGGTATGGTAGGAATAATCGAACTGGCTCAGTTCGTCAAATATGCGTCAGCAGATGAACTCGACGAGTTTCATCTATTAGCAGAGACAGACAGAACAGCGGATGCCTGGGGCTTGGTTTACAAAGTCCTTGGTATCGACCCCCCACAGGAGCTTACATGACTGATACTGAATACGTACCCACATGGACCCACAACGGATTCATGTTCGATTTCATCCCGGTAAAGTTCGATTTCAGTGATATGGAATCGGTTGAAATTAATGGCCCCATTGTACAAGGTCGATGGGTATGGGCTGATTGGTTGCTATCTGGCGTTGAAGTGATACTGAGTTTTTTGATTAACTTCCACCCCAATCCGGAAAACATAGAGTTTGAGTTTAAAATAACCGAGTGCATTCATGCCGATTATGATCACCTCTTCACAGAGGAAGAAGAATGAAATTTGA